CCCTGGGCTCCGTTAGTGTCAGGAAGTCGAAATGTGGTCGTGCCGTTTCCGTTTGAGTATGACCCTCGTTTCGTTTTGTCGGCCAGCCAAACCGCGTCATCGATCAGGCTGTGCATCTGTGCGTGCGCCCATAACTCGGGCCAGTCTTCACGGTTGACAAGTTGCCCGTCCTGCGGCAATGCCCACGGCGGGATAAATGCACGTGAATCCCACAAGGTGCGCTCGCCGACGCCGAAGTTCTGGACGCCATTAAGCGTAGGGCCTACACCACCTGCGGCCACTAAATTTTCCACCCATCGTTTCGTCGCGGCGTCGTATGGGTTAACGGGGTCCCCTGCGAGTGGAGTAGCGCCGAGCGGGCGGATGTTCAACCATGCCGCCGCGCGGTCCGCCAGGTCGGACAGGTTCAGCGATTTAACAAGTGCCTCAACAGGGTTATGTGATGCTGCTTCTTCTGCCGATTTTCTCGATTTCTCCGAATAGTGAAACGACGAATATTCGTTACCTGTTACCGGGTTATCTTCCGGGTTAAGCGCATATTTTCGAGCCAGTTCCTTATAGCCTTCGGCATTCGTTTCACTCTCGGCAGCATCAGCGGCTGAGCCCTGCGCACCAGTTGCAGCAGTGATTGCTGTCTGCGCATCAGTTGATACCTGCTGAGCAGTGTCAACGACAGTGTTTTTATCAGTTTCAACCTGCTGTGCATCTTCTTTGATTTGTGCAGCAAGTTGATCGAGATACTCAACATCCAGTGTGTTCAGGATGTTTGCAATACTTAACCACGAGGGACCAGAGAAGGAGGAGCCATCCGGCAACATGACGGTGATATGACCGTCCACACTGAATACAGCCTGCCAGTTTTGCTTGTCGTAGTTCAGCCCACGTAATGCCTCGGTGCTCTGCACCACCAGCGCCGCCGTAACCTGGTTCTGTGTGGCACGTGGTACTGCATTCCACGCAGAATCTTGCTGTGTAGGGCCGGGATATTTGCTGATGAGGGTGATTTCAGTATCACCTTCAACGGACTTAACCGGCAGCGTGTAAGTCACACCACCAACGGTAACGACAACGAAATCACCAGCGGTCAGTTCCGTGGAAAATGAGGTGCCTGCCCCGGAGACCAAATCTGAGTTATTGGTCAGGGTTAACGTTCCTGCTGACATATTATTTCCTCAATACATGGGGGGAAGGACAAGGATCGGCATTGCAATGTTCTGGTTAAAATTATTGTTAAAGCCCTGGTTGTAATAATTACCAACAACCCGACTAAGCCCGGCGCGGATATTATTCCCGGACCGAATCATTCCCTTAAAGCGCACATTATCGTAGTCGCCAATCTTGCGGCTATTGGACCCGACGAAACATAATTGCGTAAAGCTGGTTCCGACTGTCTGGTTACTGTCGGACACGGTAAGAAGGCGTTCGTAAACAAACGGGCGCTTAAGTGTGGAAAATGTCACCTGCCCCGCTGAGTTGGTCATGGTGATACCGTCACCCCCAACCGGAGCCGTATTATTGAATATGACCAGGTCTAATGTAACGCTCCCTGTGACGTCATCAGACCCGGTGTAACTGGTATCCCGCACAATAACATTGGTGCCGTCGAATCCTACTGATACACCTCCGTTATCCCAGCGGGCGAAGGGAATACCGCTAACAGGAAGGGCGCGAGACCCATTCACGACCCACTGCCCAACCCATGCGCATGTCATTAATTTTGCGTTATTCGATATAGCGGTGAAATCAGTAGAGTCAGCCACCAGCAGGCCTGTGTTATAAGTTCCAGCTGGCAATATCTCAAGAACCGTGCCGCGCCAGTCCTGCGGAGTGAGGTTGTAGCCGAACTGGGGACCGCCGTTGATGATTACTCCGCTATTTCCATTTCGTGCAACTGACGCCATTGAGACGGGGATCTGAAGAAATACCTGGTTATCGACGATATCCTGTACTTCGACCGGCTTCGTTGGTACGACAATCACCTGTGACCCTGGCGTTAGCGGAGTGTTTATTGTCATTTGGTTACCGGCCGTACCGCGTCCGGCAAAGTTCGTGCAAAAAGACGGGGCACGAAGCCCCGCTGTAATCGCCATCACCGGGCGACCATCGTTATAATCTATCAGAATACCTTCTGGCATAATTCACCTACCATTTACCGACAACGACTCGCCCACCGCCAGACAGATTGACAGTAATTCCATTGCCGTTAATAACGACCGTATTATTTACACCGTTAAATGCAAACTGGCCGCTGGTCGCATACAGTTTCCCATGGAATTCACAGTCGCCACTTTTATCAATATTCCAGCCACGTGTTCCGGCGAGAAAGTTATTGGATCGGATATAGTTACCAATTTTGGCGTTGGTGATCGTTCCGTCCTGGATAAATGCCGAACTGATAAACACCTGGCCGTTTACAACGGCAAATGGTGAATACTGAGTCGTTCCACTACCGCTCATCAGCACAAACTGGTCGGCGTTAAAACCGACACGGGTAATCACGGGCTGACCAGCCTGCGCCAGCACTGCAATCGACATCCCGGCGTTGTACATCACGCCGTTAATTCGCACACCAGCCTTCAGCGTGTGAATGGCCGTCGCGCCATCAGCATCAACTACCGCGGTGAGTTTGTCTTCCAGCGTGGCGGTAACATCCTCGATCTGCGCCTGAACCTGTGTGGACAGTTCAGCCATAGCTTCATCAACATCAGCGATGGTTGTTTTAACAATCAGGATATCCGCACGGACCTCACCCAACTGCGCCCACTGATGCTCAACGGTCGCATGATTCGCCAGAGCGTTCTGCAGAGCCGCTTCCAGACTGGTGTCAATGTCACTGGTCAGGCGATCGCCATCTTCGGAAGTCAGGAAACCATCCGCAATATCGCCGAGATAGTCATCGGCGTTATCGTTGGACATGCCGCGGATCCAGTCGGTATATCCCGATTCGTTTCCGGTCTTATCCACCAGTTGCGCGCGGTACCAGAATTCCTGCCCCGCCCTCAGCCCGAGTTGTGTGTATTCCGATGAAGGATACGGCACATCAGAAAGCAACAACGGATCCGAGAAATCACTGTTCGCGGTATACTGAATCTCCGTTTTCAGCGTATCCGCAGTGTTTGCCGGGAACCCCCAGTTCAGACGAATACCCCAGTTGATACCCGTTGCCATAAAACCAACCGGCTTCGGCGGGTTACCGACCTTACCCGTCAGTGTTTTCTCTTCCGAGTAACCCCATCCGGAGGAGATCTCCGCGGCGTTAATGGCACGCACACGCACCAGGTAACGCCCGGCATAAATCCCCGTAACATCGAAAGACGTGGTGGAGCTTCGCGGTACGTTTACCCAGTTGCCATCATTGCGGCGCCACTGTGCTTCATAAGCGATAGCATTGGGCGCCTGGTCCCAGCTGGCACGCATCGTCTCGACGCTGATACCCTGCTGAACAACGGAAAACGAACTGATAATGATGTTTTCCGGCACATGCTGATTACCCGGAGGAACGACACTGACAGGCCGCTGATCAATGATGGCGCCAGTATCAATGCGGGCATATTTATCCGGATCATGATAAGCCCCGGAAATCGTAAACGTGCCATCGTTATTGTCTGCCACACTCACAACGCGGTACTGCTGCGCGTAGAGCTCATCTGATTCAGCAACCCATACGCATTCAGCCTGTGGTGTTTCTCCGTAGGCTGTCGTGACGGTAATGGCCCTGCCGTTCACCGCCTGGACTGTTCTGGCCTGCGACGCGCCGGATGGCAGGTTCACAATAAGACGGTTACCGGGTGTGATATCTGCCACACGATCAAGGGTGATGACCCTGCCATTCACCGAACTGATACGACCGCCGGTGACTTTCCCCGACAACATTTCGTCGGCGACCGCAATGACGTAACCTGGCTGCGGGATGTTACCGTCCAGACCAACAGAGAAAGTAACTACCCGATCTTTGTTATTGGTCAGGATCCCCCAACGCCCCTTACGGTTTGCCTCCGATTGCCGGGTGCAGCCGATTGCAGTGAGCTCGAGCTGATTGAAGTCGTACCGGGCAACCAGCGACTGCTCAAACACCGGCTCCATCGCGTCCGCATAAGCATTATCCGGATCGGACCAGGAGACCAGCGCAGTTGTATAGCGGGTTTTTGTCGTGCTGCTTGAATAGACGAACTGCCCGTCAATGACGTTGGCGCGTGTATAGGTGTAATCGATATCGCGGGGCATGTCCGCCAGCGCTACTATCTGATCGCCGCCCCAATAAGTCATCCCGCGGAATATGGCTGCGAAATCACGCAGCACGGTGTATGCCTCATTCCGGTTCTGCACGTAGACGTTGCAGATATAACGGGGTTCGGTACCACTGCCCCCCTTTCCGTCCGGCACCGGCTGATCGCAATACTGCGCCACCTGGTACAACGTCCATTTATCAATGTTTGCCGCTGTCAGGCGATTACCCAGACCAAAACGATCCGTTACAACCAGATCGTAAAAAACCCATGCCGGGTTGTCTGTCCACGCCCATTTAAACGTGCCGGTCCATGTACCACCGTAGGTCCGGGTTTCTGGGTTGTAATTATCCGGAACACGAATTACGCGCCCGCGCGGCTCACAGGAAATCTGCGGAATAGAGCCATTAAACTGACTGGAATCAAACTCGATGTAGAGCAGAGCGGTGTTCGGATAGCGCAGCTTGGCATCGATCACTTCCGTGTAGCTTTGTAGCGTCATCGCATCACCAATTTTTGCACTGTTGGCATCAGCGGTGATTTTGCGAAGTCGCACTGTCCACGTCGTTCCTGCCTGCGGCAGGGCAATGCGATGGCTGCGCTCATAACCTGATGTGGTTTTCCCGGTCACACGCGTGTTGATCACTGTCTGCCATGCGCCACCGTCGGTCTGCAGATCGATCGCATAATTAATCGAGTACCCGACCAGGTCGCCGTCGTCTTCCTGCCTGAAAAGTGAAGGCCATTTCAGACGCAGGCGGATGGCTGAAAGCTGGGTATTTGTAAAGGTATGAGTCCATGCCGTACTGCTGGAGATCGCCGTACCCACATTAATTTCATTTTCGGTGCCCGGTATCCCCTGAATATATTTTTGCGCCTGAGTACCAGGACGAAATTCCCAGGCCACTCCACCGAAGTTTTTCGAACCGTCAGAGTTTTCAATGGGCGTTCCGTCAAGGTAGATGTCTTTCCCGGTCAACTGCCCAGCAAATTCGCCTTCGCCCAGCGCAATCAGGATTTTTGCTTTTGCAACAGACTGCAGATCATCGGGTTGTTCGGTTGGTGTGCGGGTCTTTGAACTGCCGCCCTTGCGGCCCTTAATAGCGGTTGCAGTTGCCATATCGTACCCATAAAAAAACCACCCGAAGGTGGCCTGGAGGAATGTGATTTTTTATTGCTGGTCTTCGACGTAGATTCCGGCGGAGATGATTGCGCCACCGATGCGACGCTTTCCGTATAAGAGGGGAACGGGGTAACCCTGTGCGGCGGTATTCGTCACACCACCGAAAGCGTAACTGGCCTGATTAGCAGCATCCTGTTTGCTGGCTAGACCGGTTGATTGAGGAGACAACATTTGTATGACTCCTCCAATTGCTAAAGCAGCACCAAACTTCATCAATGGCACACCTACAGCGCCCCCACCGAAGTATGTAGCAATAGCACCAACTGCCACCAAGACAACTCCCAGTATTGTTTGTAACAAACCTGCTTTTTTGCTGCCTATAATAACAGGAATGATTTTGATCACTTCCCCCGTAACAGGAAATCCGAGATCATCAACACCAATATTATTTTTCCCTTTATATACCGCATACGTAATCCCTCTCATACGGCTAGTGTTTAGATACTTCTCAAAACCATTAATAGTTTTTGTTAATGAATAAGCAGCCTCTCCTGTCGTCCGAATTAGACGATAATGAGTTCTACCAAATATTTTCCCTAACACACCGTAAAGTTCTATGCGAGTTAGTATTTCTGACATTTAAATACTCCATAAAAAAAACCGCCGCAGCGGTTTTTTTAGAATGTAATCATTTATCAGTTTTGAGCGGCTTTCCCGCCCGTGCATTGATATTCAACAGAGACATTCGAAACAATGCAACTACCCCAGCCATCTGTTTGACCACATTGAACAGTCTGACCGCCAAAAGGTTCTGCCCCTTCATATCCCCATGTTTTGCATTTCTGTCCTGCCAATAAAGCAGCCTGATTTAGATCGACAACAGGCTTTTCAAACTGACCAACTGTATAACCCATTCTCACTGTACCATCGGCTTTACTTCCCCCCATAGGGACCATTTCTTTACGAACTGAGCAGCCAGATAAAATCATAATAGCCAGTGTTGCCACGATAACTTTTTGCACTTTTAGTTTCCCTTGTTTGCAATCGGAAACATCTTAACATCAACACAAAGTTATCGAAACTGTGCTTATCTTTGTATCTACATGCTTCAAATTAGAATAGTGACTCATATCTCAGGATTTTCATCGTTCTTTCCTTCCAGTATCCACCATACGGGACACGCTGACTGAGATGCCCGTATAGGTGATGCAGCAGCATATTGCCCTCCAGCAGGATCCCGGCATGGTTCCACTTATTCGCCTGGACCTGCATGATCACCATGTCGCCAGGTTGTGGCGCACCGGTGAACTCCCGGAATCCACATTCAAACCAGCACTCCTGATAAAAATCATCCGGATACTGACCTTCCCACCACGGATAATCCACGCGGTAATCGTGTAGTTCTATCCCGTGGGTCTGCCGGAAGTAGCTCATCACCAGCCCCCAGCAATCGAAGTGACCAAGAACAAACGGTCGCTCGAGCAACGGTAGCTCCCCGCGGGGCTGAATGGTCCGTAAATCACCTTCCGGCCAGCTGACAATATGCCAGGGGAGAAGCGTTGCGTCACACTGTGCCTTATCCAGTTCACTCGGTTGCGTTGTTGCGTCCGGATGGCTGTGAACGATGGCGATCACCGTTCCCCAGTCCTCTGCGGTCGCATAATCCTCCGGTGAAAGATGAAAATGCTCTGTCGGTTCAACTGCCAGATTACGGCACGGAAAGTAACGCTCAACACGGCTTTTCTGCGCCACCACACCACAGGATTCCCGCGGATACTCAGCAGCGGCATGCGCCATAATGGCACTAAAGGTTTTTTGCCGCATATTAACTCCTGATCAACGAGGTACCGGGGAACCCGCCAAACGGCAACTCGTTACTTTCACCATGTCGCAGTTTGCATGCTGTCAGGGTGCCGTTGCATTCATCCAGGGAAGGATCACTGACGGGCTTGTTGTTTTTATCGAAATAGCGCGTGCCGGCATAATCACAGCCATCGCCGGAACGATACTTATTGCGAATGCACCAGGTACACAGAGAATGCAACTGGCGCGTCGGGATCATCAGCCCCTGCAGGTCCATCGGGCTGGTCAGCGTAAATTCAACAACCTCGTTGGTCTCGCTGCTTTTAGCGTCAATGTAGAAAACCTTCAGCTTCTCCTGCGTCGGATCGGCTGTCGGATTACCGCCGGTATAATTTCTGGCATCAAGATACTTCGCCAGAGTATCGTGGACAGAAACCTTCGCCTGCAGAAGATCATCATAAGCAAGACACAGGGCAGTAATCGAACTGTCGAGATTGGCTACGCTGAGCTTGGGTTGTGGGCTGGTGCCGTCAGTAGTTGCCTCAATGCCTTCGATCTGACATGGCCAGGCTTTATATTCATTCCCCTGCCACCAGATCGACTTCGCCGGAAGTTTACTTTCATCACCGCCGGCAGCGTCAATTTCCTCCGGCGTATACGCGACGTTATGCGCGTGAAAATGCATCACGTCAGACACACCAAACGCGGTTCCGTCGACTTCAAAAAGCCGCACTGGATTGCCAGGTTCAAGCTTCTGATAATCTGTGTGCAATGTCATGGTGCAAATGCCTGCTCGAATGTTGCTGTAATGGTCATAACCTTTTTGTTTTTGACCACCTTCCTGAGACTGTCAGCCTCAACCCGCCACAGGTTTTTATCCTCGTAAGGGGGCGTAAAAATAAAGGACTTCGTTTTATGCCGGCGTAAAAACGCGTAGATTTCCAGCGCTGTTTCCGGGTTTCCTGTATATGAAAACTCATAGGTGAGCACTTCATCATTCAGTCCCGATCCGCTGATCTGCGTATACCCGTCACCAAACTGCACCTTCCGGACAGCATCCCTGCTGCCCGTTGTCGGCTGACTTGCCGCCTGGATACGCCAGGTAAAAGTTTCTATCGCCATAAAACCTACCTGCCTTTCGTCGCATTCCAGATTAGACCGCCAGGCTGTATCGCTTTGGCAATCCCTTCATGCACCGATTTATTAATCACCTGCTGATAGGCTCGTCCCAGCGCTTCCCCGTTGTTCTGCTGCTGTGTACCGGAGGAGGGATTTTCAACCGTCACCGGCGCATAGACACTGACGCCGAAGGGTGCCGCCGGACCAGTTGTACCACCACCGACCAGACCACCAGAGGCATAGCCCTTCATCATCCGGTAAAGGTTGCTGACGCCGATCCGGCTGGTAGCCTCTTTTGTGAAAACAAATTCACCACGGTGAACCACCCCGGCGGGCTCATACTTCCCACCTGAACCAGTAAAACCACCGCCCGCAAATCCCATAGCCGTTGTTGCCGAGTCGACAAGGCCAACCATGGCCTGTTTCATCAGGATTTGAGTCAACATTGACAGCGTGGAGCGTGTAAAGTCAGCCCAGTTAGCTTTCCCGGTTGTCAGCATATCGGCCATGTTCTGACTGATGCCATCCAGGGTGCTTGTTGCAGCAGATTTAACCTGACCATAAGCATCTGATGCAGAATCAACGTAGTCGGCCCAGGCGGATTTTGCACCGGATTGCCAGTCATTGCGCAGATTGTCCTGCTCTTCGTAGTAGTTTTTCAGTGCGGCCAGTTCATTCTGGTAGCCCTGATCGGTATCAGTACCCCCCGCATTGAGCCATCCCTGACGAAGCTGTGCCTCTTCATTCTGACGTTGCGCTGCCCGGCGACTCATCGCACCACCAGCAACCAGCGCCCGCGTTTTCTCGCCGATCTGCGTGACGTATTTACGGGAAGTATCCTGCAGTCGGTTCAGGCGCTCCTGCGCCATGATCTGATCACCGAGACGCGCGTTAACCTCTGCGCGGGAAAGAACTTCATCCTTGCTGGCCAGTAAGGATTTTTCCTGAGTGGAAAGGATTCGTGTTTTCGCGGCTTCTTCAAGGACAGTAAACCGTGACTGCTGGCGCCAGAGCTCCTGCCGCTGCTGGCTGATGGTGTCAGTAATACTGCGGTGCTCCTGAAGTGTTCTCAGTTGCGCCTGCAGTTCAATCGTCTGTGCGCTGGCGGTATCGACGGCCCTGACGCCGGAGGGCGTTTTCACCGCCGGAGCCTTGCCCGGTTTTTTCAGTGAATCCTCGTACTCCTTTTTCGCCGCCGACATATTAATGTTGTAATCTGCCTGAAGAATGCGCCCTTCTTTCAGCGCCTTATTCAGCTCATTCTGCCTTTGCGTGTACTTCTCAAGTGCAGACTGCGTTTTTGCATAGTTAGCCTGTGCCTGTGCGGCATACTTCTGCCTGTCAGACTCAGCAACCGCTTCACGGGAGGCATTCTCCTCATTCGCCCTTGCAACACCCGCTTGCTGCTGTGCCATTTCCAGCGCCAGCCTGGCTGTTTCCCTGTCATTCCAGAACCGGTCACGCGCTTCACTGTTCACGTAACCGTCGTTTTTACGCAGGTTCCAGATTTCATCCGCGCGTTTAAACGCGGCTTCTGCCTTACTGACCATCTCCTGCGCCGTATCCGGTCGCCCGACGTCCAGCGCCGCATCCCACATCGATTTAAAAGCGCGCTTCAGGGAATCTGCTGCAGACTCAATGGTCCCCATATTATCGCGCAGGGCTTTTGTCTGTTCGTTAAACCCGCTGGTTGCCGCATCATTAGCCGCCTGCAGGGCTGCGGCCTCATCCCCGGCACGTTGCAGTTGCGCAACATACGCAATCTGCTCAGCCGTCACGTTATGGAACTGCTGGGCCATCGCGATAAGACCGGAAGTTGGGTCATTCGTCAGTTTGCCAAACGCTGCCGCAACCTTATCAACCGGAACACCGGACGCTTCGGTAAAGCGGGAAACTGACTGGCTCATCGCATCAAAATTCGCCCCGGCTCGCACACCGGCATTAACCAGTTCCGTCAGCGCCTCGCTCGTCTGGCTGAACGTCAGCCCGGCACTCTGTCCGTTTCTTGCCAGCACCAGCATTCTGTCAGCCGTCAGGCCTGCTGAATTACCTGAAAGAACGAGTGTTTTATTGAAAACTGAAAGCGTGGATGAGCCCTGGTACCACGAATAAAATAACGCTCCCGTTGCCACTGACAATGCACCAACACCCACCATCAGCGGAGATATGGTACCCATCAGAGCCCGGAACGTGGGAATAATCCCGCCGAATGAGTCTTTAACCTGCCCGCCCTGCTGCAGCATAATGAGCCAGGGGCTCTGCCCGCCCGCCAGCTGCGTCGCAATATCTGTAAATTGTGCGGGCAGCATACGCATCGCATTCGAGTACTGCCCCACGGAAAGACCGGCTTTTTTTGCCGCAATTTCCTGACGCGAGAACGCCTGCCGGATACGTAACTCCGTATCATTAGCCGCATCCCCTGTTTGTCTGAACTGTCGCTTAACGTGGGTTATCTGTTCATTAAATTTTGTCGAGTTAACGTCAAGGTTAACAACCAGATCCCCGACTGCCGTCTGGGCCATAGCGAACGCCTCCTGTCATTCCTGACGCCTTCGCCATCAACATATCGTCATCAGGCTCTTCCGGTGGCAAATCGTCGGGAGTCGGTGTCAGTATGCTGAAGATGGCAGGAGTCAAATCCGGGTCACGGAAAAACATCGATGAAAGGGTGTAGAGCAAACCTGAAAAGTGAGCATCAAGTTGCACGTCATGAAAATAGTTGTCCCGGTAGAAAATACGCCAGTCGCTGTATTCCGTGGAGGACATGCCAGCCAGCATTGCGCGCCAGTCAGGACGACTGAACTCACGCGCCAGCTTCATGACGAACGTCAGCTCGCTGGCGAGGACTTTTCCGCGGTGACCGGCTCTGCCTGAACGTCGCTTTCAGGTTCAGTAACGTCTTCTGGCGGAGGTAACATACCGGACAGGATTTTTATCCTGTATTCAGCCAGTGCCAGCACCTCGAGAGACCAGGTAGACAGCACCTCATCCTGTATTTTTTTAACCTCTTCGGCAGCACCACCAGGCAGCGTGCCTTTCAGTGCATGGGCATGCCATAGTGACATCGCCACCACAAATGCACTGCCACGCACAGTGGTTTCCATGGCTGTCTGGATATCCCCTTCATCAACGGCTTCAATTTTTTTCAGGTATTCAAGATGCTCAATACGCTGCAGCGCCGACAGCTCATACAACGTAACGCTCGCACCGTTATGCTTTAGCGGTTCGCTTTTCAGAAACATGATTAACTCCGGGACGGGGCCGAAGCCCCGGTATTCAGGAAACGGTTACGCTGCAGATCGCCACGAAAAGGCCATCATTGGTCATGACCACAATATCTGCGGTACCTGCCGCCGCCCCTGTAATCGTGACGGTGTCATCACTGGCAGTTGCTGTCGCCACTGACGGATCGGATGAGGAAAGGCGGAAGGTTTTATCTGATGCCCCTGCAGGAGTAATCCCGACGACCACTGTGGTCGTGTCACCAATCCCCACCGCTGCAGTCTCTTTATCCAGCGTGACGCCGGTTACCGGAACAACCGGCTCGCCGCTTTCTTCTGCCAGTCCAGGTTTGCCGGTGTTGGTGACTTTTGCTGTGCGGGTGATGACTTCTTTGGCAGGGATCGCCTTGCCGAGACTGCTGCACCAGCCGCGGAACACATCAACAGCACCGTTCGGGTATTTGATTTTGTAAGCGCGGACCGAGCCATCATTAAACCAGGTTACCAGGTCTTTCTGACCGGCTTCACCCGGCTTCCAGGCCAGCGTAAAGGACGTATCCCCGGCTGATTTTTCCCCCTGAGCCGTTGCACTCCAGTCTGCATCTTCATCGTCGAGATAGGTATCATCATACGATTCAGCCGTCATTTCTCCCGGTGTCAGATCCTTGATTTTCGCCAGGCGGCTCCAGTCGATATCCGAAAGCGGGTTGGCGAACGGATTCCCCGTGCCGGTATAAATCCACAGCGTGGTGCCTGCACCTTTTACAGGCTCAAGCGGGTTTGGTGTTGGCATAGCATCCTCACATTTCGTAAGTAATGGAATATTTAAGGTCGGCGGAACTCCACAGCGCCAGATCCTCATCGCGCTGGTAGTCATACCCCAGGACATTCATGAGCGTAACGATCCCCTCCAGCGCCGGAATATCCGCCATAGCCGGGTAAACACGGGACTCCATCCACTCATCCAGTTCGGAATCAGGGACCTGGGCAGGCAGAAAAACTTCGATATGCAGAGTGGCCTGCCATTCATTTGCATCCAGGACAGCATCTGTTGGTGCTGCGTCCGTCAGAAAAACAGCCACTGCCGGAAATTCATTTTCTTCAAATGCCACCGGCCGGCCGTCAAAATAAATCGCGCCATGACCGATAGTCCCTTCAAGGGCATCGATAATCGCCTGTCGGATATCACTGTGTTTCATCGTTTCAGAATCAGCCTGAGTTGGTTTTTAAGGGATGCCCGTAGCTCTTTGGGCATATCGGTTTCCATCAGTTTTGGCAGTTCATCCTTAAACGCCGTTGTCAGTGGCACCGCCAGCGGGATGCTGACGACCTCAATCGGGTAGCGGGGTTTTGCCGTTCGCCGCATAACATGCCAGCGACCGTTTTTCAGTTGCTGAATAAATGCGCCCGGAAAACGAAACGGACCAATGCGCAACACACTGTTTGCCCCTCGCCTGTCACGTTTGCGGCGGGAAAGTCTGACACTGGCGGTACCGAGTTTGATCGCCGGCAGGTTACCCCGGTTTACACGGATAAGCGCCCGTGGCTTCTTCACCGTGGCACGCCTTACCCTGGCGCGCTGTTTAACCAGTTTGCGTGGCACACGGGTGTCTTTCGATACGACGGAGACGCTTTTATTGACTGCGCGTGTCGCAACACGGTTAACCGCCTGCGCAGAAGCACGCGGCACAGCGGTAGTACTGATACTGTTCAGGTTTGTGATTGCCTGTACCAGCCCTTTAATGGACATGCCTCCCCCTTAACGCCGTCGGTTTGATCCCGGCGGCGAACCTTTACCAAGGAAAACATGACAGCTTCCGCAATCATCCGGCCCGATACGATCAACCCAGTAAGACGAACCGTTGATCACCAGGGTATCGGGGCGCCGCAACTCGCTGACAGAAGATGTCTCCACGAACAGTGACGGGCTTGTACCTTCCACCCGGACACCACTGCCCGCATACGCGACACTCTCGGGATCATCAAAAACACCACGTATCGTTTGCCCCGCCATTTCACCGGAAGTCACTGAGGCTTCAACCCCCATAGCACAGCGAATAACATCATCAGCACGGGACAGAGCAGCATCGAAAATGTTGTCGAAATCAGCCACGTCGCCCCCGGTTATTTTTCGCTGGCAAGCCCACCAGCAATCAATGCTTCGGCTTCATGCGGCAGAACACGGATCGACATCCCTGTCACAGCGATGGCGACAGGCGTATTTTCTGTTTCATGCAGCGCATCGATGTGCAGGGTGGCGCGCGTAATAACCGTCACCAGCCCGGCATCATCCGTTACCGCGGGTTTCTCCTGCACCTGATCATCATCAGGATTGTCCGTGGCGTTTTCCTGCGCGTTAATCCCGTTATCACCGGACTGTTCGTCATCGTTACCGTCGTCAAGCTCTTCCTCAAGCTCTGCAACCCGCATCGTCAGTTCTTCGACAGTGCCGGTAACGTTCACATCACGCCCAAGTTGTGCGCCAAGCGCTTTCAGGCGCTCAACCAGTTTTTCTTTTGCTGTCATGGATAGTGCTCCAGAGAAATGGCCCCGAAGGGCCATACGAGAAGAATTACGCGAGTTTTACCGACACAAATTCATCGGGATCGGCCAGCAGCATCAGTGGCGCAGACTGGACCATCGTAAACTCACGCGCCGGATCGCCGGTCTGGATCCAGTTTTTCGGATAACGCGTGGAGGAGTTGATACCGGCATTCAGTGCGTCAACGTCCTGAATTGCGCCATAGGTACGCAGACCGCGCGCCAGAGTGTTGCCCAGCACCATAGAAAGATCCGGCAGGTAGTTCTTTTTAGCGTCGCCTTCAATGTACTGCCCGGCGTAAACCACAATCGCGACATCGCCGTACATGCCCTTGAAAGACACCGCTTTGCCCAGGTCCTTGAGCGCGGTTTCCAGCTCGGAGTTTGAGCCACGACGGGTATCCAGTTTCTCTCTTACTGCCTTGAAAGAACGGAACAGTGCCCAGCCTTTCGGGTCAAAAACAATAATATTGACCACGCCGCTGGCATTAAGCGCATACGCTTCGATATCCTCCGTCGGGTCATACGTTTCTTTGTCTTTGCCGGACCATGCCGCCGCGCCAGCCTGGATGATGTTGTTGACAGCACTGCGCCCCATATCCACCTCAACCGGGTCAAACTTATCCCCTGTCATGGTGTATTTACCGTAGAGCACAGCCGAAACCGCCTGCATCTCTTCGACCTGGGCAATCGCCAGCTCTTCATCTTTCATGTTCTGGAGGATGATGCGGCGACGGCGGTATGCCGGATCGGCGAGGTTCTGCGGATCTTCGTCAGGCAGGCGACGAAGCGTCATTTGCGGGTTTACCTCGTGCTTCGGTTTCACATAACCCGGCGTGAATTCGGAAGTGTTGCCGCCGCGTGATCGGATCACATTGCCGGAGACAATCGGCGACACATACAGCGCCATATTCACCAGGCCGGGGATCTGAGAAAGGTAAACTTTTTCGGTGGAAAACGGATAGCTTTCACGAAAGAAGATACGCAGAAACAGCGGATCGAATTTGAATTTTTTCTCGGTAACCGCCAGCAACTGGGCAGTGGTATACATAGACATAGTTTTTTCCCGTAGAAAAAAGGCCGCTCATGCGGCCTTTATGGATGGAGATAACTGGCTGGTTAAGGGGTCACACAATACTGATGGAGGTACCGGCGAAGGCGTTGCGTCTGACGTTATCGGTTGCTGCAGCAGCAGGCCACAACACATCTTCAATCCGGAAAGAGCCCGTTTTAAAGAACGTCAGTTGATCACTGTTCTGATCGGCGTCAATCGCGAGAATGCCTGTCGCTGTGCCAGCGGCAGCACCGTCCCAGACAACCAGCTTTCCGGCAGCGGGATCAAGCATCAGCGGCGTCATCGCCGAAACACTGTCCGTTAAGGCACCGGGTGCAGATGCGGTATGTGCCGGGTCACTGTTACCCAGCGGCTGATAATGCTTAAATTCTTCGTTTGGCATTGGAACCTCTTATACAGGTGTGTTCATCAGGTCATCGGTATCAGATGCCTGGCTGGCGGCACTGACAGCACCAGGCGCGGTGTCCATCAGGCGATCAAGTGCGGTATCCGTTCTGACCTGCGCGCTCGCTGGCGCTGCGGCGAGGATCAGTTGCGCATTTTCAACCGTCATACCCGGTGTTGCCGCGAGCACCCGCGCCTGCGATTCACGGCCCTTCGCCTCTTCACAGTTCAGGATCCCCATGATTCGGCTGTTTTCGGCATTTACCGCCGCTGAAACCTGCGCGCTGATATCGGCTGATGCAGTATTTACCGTCGCGACAGGCGTCGCAGCGTCGACAGTGACTCCGGCTGACGCGTCCGCTACAGGCTGAGTTGTTTCAGCGGATGCAGTGGTAGTTTTCATATTTCCTCCGAGGGTTATTTTCTTTCGTTTATCAAGTGCATCGCGCATCGCACTGAGCGCGTCGGTGTTATTGACGAGTTCGTCTGCGATTCCGTTCTCTATGGATTCCTGTCCGGTGAAAACCGCCGCTTCGGTATCCAGTACCGCCTGAACGGTCAGGCCGGTGTACCCGGCCACCTTCTCGGCAAACATCTGTCGGGTGGCATCAATACGTGCCTGAAAATCAGCACGCACATCCTTCAGCAACTTTTCGTAAGGGTTTCCGTCGACCTTGTGATCGCCGCTGTAGATGAGCGTGACTTCGACGCCGCTGGTCTTGAGTGCAGCACCGTAGTTGCTGTGCGCCATCATGACGCCGATCGAACCGGTTCTGGCGGTCTGGGTAACAAGACGACGAGATGCCGCGCTGGCGATAAGCTGCCCGGCGCTACAGTTCATGTCGTTCGCCAGCGCCCAGACCGGTTTGATATCCCGCAGACGGGCAATAATGTCAGCGCAGTCAAAAGCACCGGATACCATGCCACCAGGTGTATCCATATCCAGAAGAATGCCGTCCACTCCGGGATCACTGACAGCCTGTTGCAAGCGGGCAATAATGCCGTTGTAACCCGTCATACCTGAATACGGTTGCAGCGAACGGGTTTTACTCACCAGCGGGCCGGAAACCGGCAAAACCGCGATACCGTCGATCACCTGGTAACTGCGTGACGGGCGCGGCTCCATCTCTTCATCGTCACCAAACAGCGCAAGAGGTTCAACAATCTGTTCACCGCTGAGAGCGACGCCGGAAACGGTATCTGTCAGACGGGTAATACCCAACTGGCCCGCCAGCGCGCAAAAGAAAACCCGCGCATAGGCGGGTTCAAGTAGCAGCGGCTCATTAAAAGCCAGGCTGGCAATATGCGGGAGATTACGCAGCTCGGGCGTCATCTTTCTCCTCCTTAGTGGAATTCTCTAACCCGGACTGGAAGGCAGCAGCAGCCCATGAAGGCGGTTTGAGCCCGGCGGCGCGGCGCTCCATCGTTTCGCGAACCTGCTGCGCGAAAATTTCCTGATAATCTTCACCGCGTTTGGCGCACTCTTTTTCATAAGTACTGAGGCCAGCTTCGATCAGCATGACCGCTTCCTGAACCTCTTTCAGTCCATCAATAGCCATGCGCCCGGAACCAATCCAGTCGCAGTTTCCCCAGGCGCTTCGCGCTTCCTGAAAGCTGAACCTCGCCCGCGAAGGCAATGTCACAACCCGACGAATAATGGCCTCTTCCAGCCAGCAGAGAAACATCATGCACGCCTGACGGGACGCAACGAATTTCCGACGCCCCATAAAAAACGCCCATGATTCATTGGCGCTGGCGCGGGCGGTGGAGTAACTCATCTGGGAGTAATTCCGGGACAGTTGCTCAAACGACACGCCAAGCCCGGCAGAGATATACCTCAACAGCGACTGTTCGAAGACCGAATAGCCGTTATCCGCGTTCGGTGGCGACTGGAGATTCAGGGAATCACCCGGCATAAGGTGCGGTACTTTCGCCCCACCCAGGCGAACCGGCGCCGCAGAGTAGTACGACGCCATTTCCGCCAGCCAGCCAGTGAATTTATTCTGCTGCTCTTTATTATCTGCGCCGAGAATAAAATCCATCGCAGTCTGGGTATCGAGTTCGCTCTCGATAGTGGCAGCATACATTGCCTTCACGATAGCGCTCTGCAACTGTGTGTTCTGCAACGTATCGAGCATCTTCATTTGCTCCATGACGCTGTAAAACTGGTTGGCGCCGCGGGTCTGGCCGTCCTCAAGCGGCTCAAAAATATGAATGAATGAAGTGCGCCCACCAGCCAGTTCACGCGGGATATACGTCCATTTCTGCGGCATCCAGCCAGGATAACCATCATCGCTGACGTAATACCCCATCGCCGCCCCGGTGTTGTTCACCGCCACACCGGCACGACAGTTTCGCGTGTCGCCCGTGTTATTCGGGTTACTGATACGCTTCGGACTGACCATTTTGAACTGTGTACGGAAAAGGCGTCCGGGGCTGCTGTCCCACGCGGGCTGCACACACAATTCACCATTAAAGGAGTGCATTGCCACGCCTTCACGGATCATCATCGTGAAAGTGCGTTTGCGCTCCGCATCGATAAAGCAGTTGTCGTCTTCGGCAAACTCTTTCCACGCGGCTTCCACCTCGCGGGAGAAAGCCCGGGCATCCTCTTCAGAAATGCCAAGAAAACGCCAGCTCGGACGGTGGCTCAGGCGAAAGAATGAGCCGACGATATGATCCTGGTGCAGTTGTATCGCATTTGCGGCATAGCCGTTATTCCTGACCAGATCGTCTGCGCGGGCGTTACCGCGCGCAAAATTGGGCAGTAACGCCGCATCAGGGCTTTCGCTCTGCGGTTGCCACCCCCTGAGTTGCCCACCAAAACCATGACCACCGCCGTGATAACCGGCGTATTCCCGTAACGACGTCCTGCCGTCCGGCCCCAAAAGTGCAGGTGTTTTCATACGTAAAATCCTGCCGGCCCCCGGCGACGTTGAGTGATACCGACCTGAACCTCCAGATCAGCTATGTATTTTTTAAGGTCGCTCACCGAAGTAACCGTAAACTCCACCCGGCGACCGTCCTTTTGTACCGTCGCCACCCGCTTTCCCGTCATCAGGTCATGCAGTGCGGCGCGGGCGCTGTCGAGATCGGATTGTGACGCCATTACTCATCTCCAGATAATGCCCTGGCGTAATCTGCCACGGTCTTTTTCGGTTTACGCGCCCCTTCTTCCTCCAGCAGGCTTGCCAGGAGAGAATCAAGGTTCAACTGCCAACGGGAAATGCTGATCCGCAGTGCCGCCAGCGCATACACGAAGCAGTCGAGTGCCTCATTGCGGCGCTTTTTGCTATCCCAGACAATTTTCTTCCGCCCGTCCACCCATTTCTCAACCTGTTCCTCGGCGGTCAGTTGCTGTGCCTCAGTCAGATCGTAAATATCGGGATTGTTGGGGAAGTGAACGGCCCCCGGCAACGGTTCATCACCTTCGGCTACCAGGGTGAAACGGTTGTAAATCTGCTCTTTCGCGGTATCAGTACCGACTTCCGTCAGATAGACACCGTTCTTGTTGCGCTTGCGCGGCATATTCGCGACGGGCTTGCCGTAAACGGATGCCCCTTTTATCGGGATCACACGGAACAGACCATGCTTTTTCGAGCGGTTATAGACAATGGTGGGATCAATACCGCCGATATCCCAGCAGA